GATAAAAATACTAGTGATAAAAATACTAGTGATAAAAATACTAGTGATAAAAATAATAGTGTGAATAATAGTGATAAAAATAATATTAAGAATAAGATTACAAGAAAAAAATCTAGAAACACTGCTAAAAGAACACGACGTAAATAATAATTTAATATTAAATTTTATTAATTATTATTTGATTTAATTATTATTTGATTTAATTATTATTTAATTTAATTATTATTTTTAAATAACACTCCATCTTGAACCATTAAATGGTGCAACAACCAAATTATTTATTTCTTTCTTCCATTTCTTAACTTTCTTTTCAAACTCAATCTCTTTCTCCGTCTTTGGATAAACTTCATTATTATCCATCAAGTTTCTGCTATTCAAATTCATTTTTGGTTTAAAACCATAACAATTTACTCCAAACTTTACATTAGGATTTGCAATATAACCACCATTTAAACCCGGGCGACCACAATCATTTTCATGCCCCTTTATCTTTTGTAATTTTTCCCAGGTCGCTTTTTGTGTTGGAAATAAAGCTGCTTGATTCTCTGACCAACCGTAATTACACCATTCGGCGCCTTCTCTTTGCGCCTTTTCCATATCATCATAGTTTGCTAATCTTGCGCCATATGCTTTACATACTGCTTTAGCATTATCATAAGTATATTTATTATCTTTCAAATGAAATACTTGCTTTTGAATCGCAATTGTTGGTTTACCTGCATCTTCTTCTTCTACAGGCTGTGTAACTGTTATGTCAATCTTTGGGTCATCTGAAAAAAAGTTTTTTATTTCAGCCGTAACATCTATTTCATAATAATATTGTAATGCATTTATTCCTATTAATACTATAAATAGCGCCCATAACATTAATTCGATTACCATCGCACCTATCGAAGGTGGTTGTGTAGATGGTGGTGCTACTTTCATTCCGAGAGAATAAAATAAGTAATAGTATATAACTATAACAAATAATAATACTCCTAAAAGACCAGGTGTCATTGAATTTGAAATATCATCATTAAAAGATTTTACTGCTGTTGCTGAATTTAAGTTTACCGAATTATTTAAATAGCTCATTTATATATTATATATGTTTTTTTTTATAAAATAAACAGTATGCTTTTGAAGAAATTACATGATTTCTCTTAATTTCTTTTATACTAGTATCGTTAAAATTATACCATTTGCCATCTTCCTTCTTTACATTTGCCGTATAATGTCCGCCAGAACAACCACCTTCATGATTACACACTGCATATAAATCATAAACATAAGACTTTCGTTTATATCCTATAACATATGAACTTAAATCTAAATCTAAGAGGGGAATATCTATTGGGTCTTGTCTCTTACGGTTTGTATTTGTGAATCGCTTTAAGTCTATCATAAGAATATTTGGCAAACTCCAGAATAATATTCCTTTATTAACGTCTTCTTTTTCATTCGTTTTTTCATTTATTAGTGCATTGTCTCCTTCTAAAACCTCTTTTTTACAATATAAATCAAAACATGATTCTAATGTTAAATTTTTTTCTAATGGCATTGGTAAGCTCAACATCATAAAGGGTTCTGGAACTGTTGAAATCAACTTTCCACTTTTATTTGTTATTGTTGTCACACTAATACCATAAAATAAATCTTGAAGTGGTGAATATTCCTTTTCATATAATTGTTTTATCATATTATAACATTTTTTTGCTAGTTGGTCTGTATCATTTTCTACATTTCCAGATATTATTACCGAGACATTATTACTCAATGCCTCATTAAATGATTCAAATATAAATAGCAAAAATTCTGGTAAATCGTTTTGTGCATAACCTGTAAAAATATCTCGGTCCTTTTCTTCCGCTATTGTTTGTATATTTTTAACAAACTTTCCTGGAGAGATTATACAATTTTTACTCCACATTAAATTTTTTAATTCTATCCATTCATTTAAAAGTAATGCAGACGAATACACCTTGCTACTTTTATCTTGAAGTCTTTGACTCAATAATTCTTTTTTATTTTCAAAAATATTATTTAATTCTTTTGTATTTGATAATACTTGCATACATGAATTCAGAAAACACGTGTTTCCAAGATTTGCTAACCCTGTTAAACCTTTTACATTCGCCATTTATATTAAAACCTGATATATTTTTAAATATTTTATTTTAATATGATTTAATAATTATCATTATTAATATAATATAATGAATAATCAAAGACTCGATTACAATCAAGATATGATTGATAACTTTATGCTTTTTGTACATAACATGCAACTTCAACAAAATACTGTTCTTTCTAGTCAAATATCACAACTTTCCATTTTTAATTCTTTATTACATAACAGTGCTAGAGAGAGAATTCCGGCTTCTAGAAGTTCCAGCTTTCCCGGAAGAAGACCATCTAGAGTTTTCCTAAATAGAAATAACAATTCACCCATTAATCCTGTCAATTTCCATAATCTTGGAAGCTTTCTCAATAGTAATGTAGAAGTTTTCCCATCTACAGAACAAATTAATAATGCTACCGAAATTCTTTCATATAGTGAAATTAATAACCCTATTAATTCTATTTGTCCCATTCGAAATGAAAACTTCAATGAAAATGATATTGTTATAAGAATCAATCATTGTGGTCATATTTTTTATCCGAATGAATTTTATGGATGGTTTAGAAACCATGTAAGATGTCCTATGTGCAGATATGATATAAGAGACGCTTCAAATAATGATATTTCTAACAATCGAACTAATAATCGAACTAACAATCGAAGTAGTAATTTAATTAATCATATAAATACTAATATGAACACTGATGTGAATACTAATATGAACACTGATGTGAATACCAATATGAACACTAACACTCCTATTATCGATTTCTCAAATAATATCAATCAACAATATCAGACGCAATTTGATATTTGTTATAATATATTTCCTACATCATCTGAAGATGTTATTCCAGAACCTTCACAAGAAGCACTTTTAATTAATAACCAAGATAGTGATTCTTTACATATTCAAGAAATAAATTTTACGCATGACGTTTCCGGAGAGAATTCCATACAAAATAGTGCCATTGCAGAATTAACAAGAACAATGGCTAATGCACTTGTTAATCAATTACAAACTAATATGTCAAATGATGTATCTAATAATCAAGTTGAGATGGCATTTTCGTTTATGACACCAGTTATTTCAACAACTACAACCGATTTTAACGACATTTCTATGAATGAGATTGATTAATTTATTGACTTTTTCTTAGGTATTATAAGTGGAATAATTGGATAATCTGTTATTTTTGCTACATATTCATTTATTTTGTTTTGTAGTCGTGTTCGTTTATTATAAAAACTCTTAACAGCTAATTTTTCTTCTTTGCACTTCATCTCTTCCCTTTCATTTGATGTTGCTTTAAACTTTTTTTGTAGCTCATCTAAATTGTCTTCATGTTCCTTTAATTTAGATACTAATTCTTTCAATTGTTTTGGTGCATCTTTTTGATGTGAAAATCTTCTAAGTGAAACATATCTTGGGTTTCGTTTAATTCTCTTTGAGAAAGCCCATCCCCATCTTGTTCTTGGTGCTGCTGTTTGTTTTGGTTCGTGATAATTAACACCTCTATTTCCACAACAAGGACAATTATTATTACCTGTTCTAAACCAAGTTAAAATACAATTTGTATGATATCCATGATTACATTCTGGTAAAAAATGCACTTGTTCGCCATTATCTAAAATATCCTGACATATCACACAAATTTCTTGATCATCATTTTCTTGTGAAATATTGTTTAACAACTGTATTGCATTTAACATGTCAACCGGCTCTACATAATTATTAGTATTTGAATTTATATTATCATTCATTAGTATTATAAAAAAAATACTTTTAAATGTAATTTTTTTATATATATTGTAAATTGTCATAACTTATTTGTCGGTTTTAATTACTTTCTACGTCTGGTGGGCTTCTTATAACGTTTTGTCTTACGTTTTTTGGTTTGTTTTTTCTTTTTTCTTGTTTTCTTACGTCGTTTTTTGCGGCTCTTTTTACCACCTTCATGGTCTTGAGTGTTTAATTTATTAGATTCTAATTGTTTTTCGTTAGTTATCATTTCTATATAAGTTACAATATCACTTATTATCTCATTACTAACTGTATCATCAGTGTTAATTGTTATTCCGAATTGTGTTTGAAGGTTTGTGTTAAGTTCTGTTTCAATTTTTTTTGTATTATCCAATAGATTTTGACAAAAACTTTTTGCTGCATTCATCGAATTCAGTTGAGACATATCTCCTTTTAGTTTTTTTACACTATCAAATGCGCTTTTTCCTTTTGCAGGTAGCTTATTCACACTTGCATAAAATACGTCTTTTATTTGTTTTTTCACTCCGTCTGCACTGCCTGGCTGTCCGTCTGCACTATCTTGCTGTACATTTTGCTGTGCTTCTGCACTGCTTGACTCTCCGTCTGCACTGCCTGGCTGTCCATCTTGCCGTGCTTCTGCACTGCTTGACTTTCCGTCTTCGGTAGCGGCATTCATAAAAATTGTTTTTATATAGTCTGGGTTATTTATAGCTATTAATTCTGATATCAATATAACAAGTATTATAGTATTATAATTATCAGGTGTTTCGTTAAAAATTACTGTTCCAGTATTATTTTTAATATACAAATTTTTTATATTTGACAAAGGGTGTTTTCCTAAAACTAACAGATTAGCATCATTTAATAAATTTTTTAATTGTTCAAAATACAATTTTGAAGCTTCTATTAATATTGGTATTGAATTTTGATTATTTTCACCCGTTAAAAAGTCTCCTATAGTTTCTATACTGCTTATATTATTTACAGTATCATCTTTAATACTTTTATAGTGATTATTTATAAATTTATTAAAAAAATCAATCCATGACTGCGGGTGCCTTTTACGTAAATCTTCAAAATGTTCAGTTTTAGGAATTAAATGTTTAGGAATTTGTCGTATTCCTCCTGTTCTTACTAATGTTTTTATATTTTCAGAATTACCCGAAGTAAATTCATTAGGAAATAACATATGTAAAATTGTAAAATATGTTAAAATACTCATTTTTTCATTATTATTTATTTGCACGCCACCAGGTTTCGTTATATTATTATTAAATAATTCTTGTTTTTCAGTTTCAGTTAAAACTGTTTCAGTTTCACCAGTCATTATAATATATATATATATACATATTTCTTTGCTCTTTAATAATTAATTTTCATCTTTTTAAAAGAATGAACTTACTGTTTTTACACCACTTGATGTATTATCTGCCGCCGTAATATATTTGTCAAACAGCAAGTTTTTAACATATTTATTACGCAACATTTCTAGTTTCTTATTATATTTTTCTTCATATTCTGCATCTGAAAATTCACTCAAAGATTCTTTTATGGCCTGCACTTCTTTTTTATATTGACGAAGTTTTAATGGTTTGCCTTTCATACCTGGTAGTTGTTCCATTACTTCCGGCAAAGCAAATACTTGTGATACCGGTTTCATAATTTGATTCGTTATATAATGTGCATAATCTGGTTTCAGCTTATTTTCTTTAATAAATTGTGGTGTCTCTATTTTTTCACCTTGTAATGCTCTCTTTTTTGGATTTTTAATATAGATAAACGGAATCCTATCACCATTCGATGGTTTATTTCCTGGGTCTCGTTTACCAATTCTATCTGCCAATACCTTATGTGCAATTTGATTTGGATTTTTATAATGAGACCTTAATGATTTTGTAATTATTAATTTCTCTTTTGGAATTTTCTCATCAACAATCTCTTGCAATGATGATTTCAAAAACTTTACAGCACTATCAACATTCTGTTCTTTCATTAATATGTCAATTATTCCACCATACACATCCTTTACTATAGGCGCATTATCACGCCTCTTTAGAACAATTCCCATTTCCTTTCTATAACCAACATCAGGGTCTTCTTCAAAGAGCATTCCTACATATCGCTTCTTTGACAGCAACGCAAAAGGTAAGAATGTTTTCTCATATTCAAGGTCGTGTGGCGCTTTCAAAAACTTTGTTGCCATCTTACCTGCTTCTATTGCTAATTCTATTGTAATTTCAAGTGCTTTTTTACCAACAATTCTATTACCATCTAAATCTTGCAAATTAAATGCAAAGAATACCGAATCTGTATCTCCATAAATATATTCTGCATTGCTTTTTACCTTTCCGTGATTTTTTGTATCACAATATGTATCTCCATATACTTCTTCTATTACTCGTTTGCCATATGTTAATAATTTTCGACCAGTTGCTGTTGTTGATGCAGCAACATCCTTTTCATAAAATGTGCTAGTTTTTGCACCACACTGACCATATAACGAATTTGCTGTGACTTTATAACTCAACTGACGCTTATCTAAAATATTTTTCATAAATTCATCTTTCTGTTGTGGTATCATTTTTCTTGTCGCCTTTCTTGCTGCAAGCAACTCCTTAAGAATTGAGGGCATAATCGCTTTTTCATTATTTGGAAATTGTGCAAAACGACAAACTTTATGACCGGAAATTATCTTCTGCGCCGCCGCATTCGGGTTTTTACGAACGTAGCGATATGTATCATATTTAACATCAACATATTCATACTCAGGCAAATTATCATATATAAACTTCCCTGTTTTGTGATTCTTTTCACCTGTCTCACGAATGAGCGCACCTTTTAAATCATATTCTTTAGTCCACACTTTACTATCATGCGATAAATTTTCACTTATCATTGATGATGGATATAGAGAACTATAATCAACACATGCTACAGGCGTATCAAGATACAAACCTGTTTTTGGTGGTAAAACTATAGCACCCTCATAACCGTCGTCTCCTGAACCCTTTTCAATATCCGGCATCAACGTATTTTTCTCTCTGCATTTTTTTGCAATATAACTAGTCAATTTAATTCCCTGACCACGCATTACCAGAAAGTTCATTGGCACACTGCAAATTTTAGCCATTTCAATAAATCCAGTAATAACATCGATCTTATTCATCAGGTAATGAACCAAGTTGCAATCTTGAATACAATACTTTGCAATAACCGATTTTGATGCAGGACCTTCATTTGTCATTCTAAAAATATCTTGTGGCGACACATCATCTTTTGCTAAACCCCATTTTACAGTTTTTGTCTTCATATCTGGTGTTGCAATCCCATTTATTTTGAAACCATCTGATTCAATACTACTTACAACAAACTTTTTCCCCTCTTGATAATATTCACTAGAATGACCGATTTCTTCAAAGTTGATATAACTACCTACAAGAAGTCCTGTCATATTTTTTGTGACAATTTTTGTAGTTTTTGCTAATTCATCAGTTTCTATTGATTTTACTTTATCACCGATGAAATTCCCTGCAACATAGTCCAATTTATAAGATGTAAGATTGTAGTCTCGTCTAAAATAATTATAGAGGTCTACTTGCAATCTCCCTTCCATTTTGATATAATACAAGTCATGTTGTCCACTTGCAATTACAATACTTGTTTCTTCAATATTCCATCTGCCATCTTTTTCTTTTCCGCAAATTTCATCTTGATTTCGTGACAATTTCAAGAATTCTTCTTCACACATATTTTCCTTGGCTCGTTCAAACATGAACCTGTAATCAAAACCAAATATATTATAACCAATAATAATATCAGGGTCTTCTTTCTGAATCAACTTTGTCCACTCAAGTAATACATCCTTCTCTGTTTTACACTTTATGATTGGCTCTGTATTTTCAGTCATAACATTATCACAATCCCCTAATGCGATGCATGTATTTTTATATGGTGCCGACTCACCATATTTCATGAATGTTGACCCTATGAATGTAACCTTATCACCTTCTAATTTTGGAAAGCATCCGGGGCGACCAAGCAATATCGTTAGATAATTAATTTTTGTCTCTCTATCAAATTTTTTATGTTTTACAATTTCTTCGACATTCACATTATCTACTTCAATTTCCACCCGTGATTTTATAGAATACTCATTATATTCATCTTCATCATTATTATCTTTAAATGATTCAAATGCTTTTTCTACCGTCAATACAGAATCATCCAATCCATCTCCGTCATTTAATTTAATGGTTGATTCCATAAATCTATTAAACCTTGTGTCCAAATGAGACGACTTAGGTATATCTTGTGGAAATACCTGTTCAATATCTTCGTTGTGAAATTCATCGGGATAAAAGGCAGCATTTATCATATCTTTGATATTCTCTCTAAATTTATGTGAAGTCATCTTAGATACATCATCATCCATATTATTAAATGCATCAATGATATTTGTTGCCAACTTTTTATAGCTCTTCACCGGAACAGGAAAGTCTCCATGACTACTACTAGCTTCAATATCAAAACTACAAATCTTATAAGGAACACGGTCTTCCTTATCATTTAAAGGTTCGATATTTGCTCTTGATATCTCATATTCGTATGTGCAATGAGTTTCTTTTGAGTGTTTTCCTTTCGGTCGAGCATTTTTTATGTTTACCCATCCAGATGGTGATATTTGTGAAATATGGAAATAACGCAGAAGTGGTGGAATATTACCTTCATAAATTTCCAGAAATTTTTCTCCCGGTCCTTGTTTGTATTCATAACCAAGACGCTTAAGTTTCTTACTATATTTTGGTTTCTTAATAATATCATACCAGAGATTTTTTACTTTATTCATGCATATTGTGTTTTTAAATGTAATCCTTACAAATTTATGAGTAATGCCACCATCAAAACCATATAGTTTTTTTCTATCTACCAATTCCATATTTGTAATTGATTCTTCATAATACTTTCCAATTTTTTCAATGATGTGGTCTTTAAATTTAGAGACATCACGGTTCTTCCAACTTTCATTCACTTTTATAAAGAAGAATGGTGTATAATCTGTAATCTTAATAGCACAAGTCTCGCCTTTTTCGTTGATACCAAACATTTGGATTTTAAATTCATTTTCATCAATCTTTTTTACATATGGTTTGAATTCATCATCACTGCCACTATCTTCATTTTCTTCGTCATCCTCTCGCATTGAGATATCATATGCCGAAAAATCGAAAATACGAAAATGCTGATTTTGAGGTTTGCTTTGTGCCATAATGTATTTATTAACATTTATTTATATGTTAATAAATTTTTCAATTTTTAAAAATTATCAAGTAATAAAGAAATCTTTATTTCTTGCTTTTTGATTTTCTGTCTTTTGATTTTCTGTCTTTTGATTTTCTGTCTTTTGATTTCTTTGATTTATTCAATCTCGAAACAACTCTACTTGTTAATTCCCTACTTTTTCTTCTAGTAGTTCGTCTTCTAACCCTAAAACTTGTTTTATTTTTAGAAGTTAAACCTCTTTTAGTTTTATTTACAGAAGGTTTTTGCCAATTATAACCTCCATACATTGTTCTTATTATGTTAACTTTATCAGCAACATCTGATAAATCTCCTGTATTTTTTCCTCTCTTTTTTCCTCTCTTTTTTCTCTCTAATACTACACTGTCTACGTGTTTATCACCTAATTTACTTAATATCCAATCTTCAATTGGTTTAGCTTTTCGTGCTCCATTGTATGTTCCTGCTTTTGACCCTTTATTCATATATACAATGGTTGGAACGCCAATGATATCTTCTAATTCCGGCTCATTTAATTTACCAACATCATCAATCTGTATTCTAGAAATAAACCCATCCAAATCATCTCTATCTTTTAGTTGATTTGTAACTTTATTCCAATCAGATTTCATATCATTACAATGCCCACACCATGGAGCATATACTAAAACTACTATATTACTATTGCTTAATTTGCTTTTCAATTCATCTACATTATCATCAATATAAATTCCACGCATATATAAATTATAAATATTATAATACCAAATTTATTTTTATAATAACATTTTATATATATATGGTAAAAATAACTAAAATACTTAAATTAACAATTATAGGAATAATATTTTTATTAGGTGCATATTTTACTGCTAATTTTACGCATAAAGATTTTGTTGAAACATTTATTAATGAAGATAAAGAGTGTTACGACTTATTAGTTAAAAAAGGTAATCATATCTTTTTATACAATTCTAAATTAGCGTATGTTCCAGGTGTTAATCCTATACAATTTAATAATTTAGAAGAATATACAGAATACATAGAATGGGAAAGAGCTAAGGGTATAAATTGTCCCGTTTTATTTTTGCAACATGAATATGACGCACAAAATAATTCTAATTATAAATTAAGACCATCTATTGAAAATCAACAAGGTGGATTAAATGCTAATTCTTGCAACGCGCATGAAAATAAAGAAGAAATTCAAAAGAAAGTTTCTGCATTTAACGATGTTTTAACTCATATTGATTTAGATATTGATGAAAACAAAGAAAAATCTGCTAATGCAATGAGCACTAATTGGGGTGGTGCAAAGTATGCAAGACAATTAGTAGAAGAGGGACATTTTACAAAGCATGATGAAGATGAACGTTTTAATACTTTATAATTTAATTGAATTTATGATAATTCAATTCAATTTGATTTCATTTCATTCAATTTGATTTCATTTCATTCAATTTGATTTCATTTCATTCAATTTGATTTCATTTCATTCATTTTGATTTCATTTCATTCAATTTGATTTACTTTTTAACCTCATTCTGTAGAGTTTTCATAGATTCATTCACTAATTCTTTAAGTGGAGCATATCTTTTTTCAATTAACTCTAAATTTTTCATTTTATCTTTTATTTTAGTATCTGGTTTTACACACTCTCCTAATGCAGAAAGATTTACATAATCATATAACTCGATTAAGTAGTCTTCATATTGGCTTTTATATTTATCACAATGTAATGCATCTTTAATTCCTGTATTTGTTTTTTTTAGACTTTTAATCGCCTCATCTATATTTGCTGGCCTAAGTTTTTCGTTTTCATAACCTTCTATACCACGCGACTCATTTGCTTTAACACCAATCTTGTAAAATTCATACAATGTGTATAAAATCGCTAAAGCTACTATTACACCATACTTGTTATCTTTCAAATAGACAATTCCGTCATCTACTAATTTCATTTATATATTACTAATAAATTTATTTATTGTCTTTCACTTTAAATCGAGAGAAATTTTCAATTTAAATTGAAAGAAATATTTTTATATTTTCAATTGAAGTTTTATTTATTTTTCTCTCTTTTCCCTTGCTATCAACCATTTTTAAATCATTCAATACATCCGGACTATTTTCCAACTCTTTAATAAGATTTTTAATTGTTTTATATTTTCCCATAACTATTTTTGACACGTTTACACTAACACATGGTATCTGTGAAAGCATGATTTCATTAATATTATTTTTATTTATATTACTCTTCTTTGTTTGTTTAATCACATCAATATATTCATTTTCTACTACGTTTTTTTCTACTACATTTTTTTCTGTTGTTTCCTTATTACCTTCCATTGTATTACCTATCATTGTATTACCTGCAACTGTATTACAATTTGCATTATTATCTACTACCGAGTTATTATTTTTATAAAACATTTCGGTCTTTAACTTATTTTTAATTACTTTGCAAACCGTCTGAAATATTATTGTCGCCGTCTCATTCACATCAAATGAACGTATAACAGAAAATCCTTTATAACTATTTAATGATACTATACTAGAATAGATTATATTTTTGGTAATTCTTGAATTGACACGATAATTCCTAATATCACCCTCAATCAAATAAATTATATTATGATTATGTATTTCACTTTTATCTAACCTAAATGATTGCTCATTATATCTACCGTCACTTATTGAGCCAGCAAGGTCCGCTATTGTTTTACGTTCAAACATCATTAAATTTTTTAAATTGTCTTTATCCGTATCATCTATAATCATCGCATCGCCTATATTTAAACTTTCTACTTCTAATTTTATTGTATTTTCACCTTTTTCATTATTGTATCCTTTTATAATACTTTCTAACAAAGGAATTAATTTATTCTCTCTACAATCAACTTTTAAAAGCATTAATAATATGTTATTTACTATTTTATTATTTAAATGCCTTTGTAAAATACTAAATTTTTGTTTTGTTTTATTTTTTTGTTTTGTTTTTTGATTTATCTATTAATTAATAGAATACTTATTTAAAACTTTCATTTTATTATTATATATAATGTATAACGCTATTGTAAGCGTAACCGATAAGACAGGACTCAATCGTCTTATACCTTTCCTTTGGAAACATAACTTCAATATTTTTTCAACCGGAGGAACTTACAGTTATATTGAAAATATTTCAAAGCAACCTGGAAATGAACAGTTTACTTCGCAATTACATCGGGTAAGTGACGTTACTAATTTCCCTGAAATGCTAAATGGTAGAGTTAAAACGCTACATCCTAATATTCTTGGAGGAATTCTTGCATCTCATCTTTCAGAAGACCACATGACTGAACTTAAACAACATAATATTCCTCGTTTCAATCTTGTTGTTGCAAATTTATATCAATTTCAAAAGACCGTAAACTCTGGTGCAGATCATGATACTATTATTGAAAATATTGACATTGGTGGACCTACACTTATTCGTTCTGCCGCTAAAAATTACAAAACTGTTTGTATATTAACAAACCCAGAACAATATCAAAGTTACATGGATGAAATTCTCTCAGTTAATGACTATTCAAAAGGAGAGAATATCCAAATTGATTATGACAAAATTGGTAATACATTCAAATACAACCTCGCTAGAGAGGCGTTCAAAACAATTGCCGAATATGACAATAATATTAACTCTTATTTCAACAAAGACATTGTTAACTTAACAATTAGAGAGAAACGAAAATTGAAATACGGTATGAATCCAAATAATGAAACTGCCGCTATATGTTCTTTTAATGACGAGGAATTACCCTTCACTGTATTAAACGGTAATATCGGTTATATTAATACTCTTGATGCTATTGGGTCATGGCGTCTTGTTAATGAAATTCAAACTGTATTAGATAAAGACTGTGCGGCATCTTTTAAACATACTATTCCAACTGGTGTTGCTGTGTGTGCCGACAAAACTGAACGTGTTGAATCACCGGCTGACATTTATAAACGCGCTAGAAGTGTAGACCCACTCTCTAGTTTTGGCGACTTTATTGCTTACAGTGGACATATTGACATTAGGACCGCTGAATATATTTCAAAAGTGGTAAGTGATGGTATCATCGCGAAAAGTTTTTCAAAAGATGCACTTGATATTCTATCAAATAAAAAGGGAGGCAATTATGTTGTGCTAAAAGGTTCTCAAATTGATTTCACAAAATCTGCTCGTGAATATCGCAGCATGTATGGTCTTTCTCTCGTCCAAGATTATGATAATACCCTTTTTGGAAAAGAATTGCTTAAAAATATTGTCACGGATAAACGAACTACAACTGTTCAAAATATTGAAGATATGATTATTGCATCCGTCTCTCTTAAATATGCACAGTCTAATAGTATCGCGTTTGCATATAACGGACAGCTTATTGGTCTAGGTGCCGGACAACAAAATCGCCTCGATTGCATTCGTTTAGCAGGTCAAAAAGCACTTTTGTGGTTTATGCGCAATGATAATCATTTTAATGAATGTCTTGAAAATGAAATGGTTAGAACTGGAAATACAAATTTAAGTAAGCAAGAGCAACTTTCTTTTATGTATGATTATGCTCGTAATCTTTCTGTTGCTGACACAGCTATTTACAGAAATAATATGAAAGATGTGGTGATGTCTTCTGATGGCTTCTTACCATTTTCCGATAATATCGAAGAAGCCAAAAAATACGGTATTACTCATGTTGTAAATCCTGGAGGCAGTAATGGTGATGATGGAGTTACCGCGGCTTGTGATAAATATGGCATTGTAATGTTTCATACCGGACGTCGTTTGTTCTTTCATTGAGTATTGTCTTTTAATACTTATCTATTTGCATTGAGTATTGTCTTTTAATACTTATCTATTTTCATTGAGTATTGTCTCTTAATACTTATCTATTTTATCTCTTTGCCAAATCAATATAAAGTTATACTACCATAATACTTCATATGCAAGATAATACTGTTGTTTCTCCTAAAAGCGACGAAGCTGATGAAGAACTTATTTTTAATCCATATAATCCCAATAATGTTCAAATTACCGAACATGATATTGTGACTATATTGAAAAAATATGGACTTCCTCCTCGTATTACAAATTTTGAACTTTGGCGCCGTGCTTTTATTCATCGTTCTTATACTAAACGACCCGAAGCTGAAAATGAAGCAAATGAAATTAAAATCGCTCCAAAACCTCCTGGTTGCTTACCTCTATCTACAAAATCTAACGAACGACTTGAATTTCTCGGTGATGGTGTTCTAGAATGTATTACTAAATACTACCTTTATCGTCGTTTTCCAAAAGAAGACGAAGGTTTTATGACCGAGAAAAAAATCGCTCTTGTTAAAAATGAATCTATTGGAAAATTAGCATATGAAATGGGTCTTAATAAATGGTATATCATTTCCAATCATGCTGAAGAAAAAAAAACACGCACCAATCTTAAAAAATTGGGTTGTCTCTTTGAATCCTTCTTGGGTGCTTTATTTTTAGACTATAACAAACTTGAAATAAAAGACGAAGAAAACTGGTTTAAAAATATTTTTGTAACCGGACCTGGTTGGCAAATGGCCCAAAAGTTTGTTGAAAATGTCTTTGAAACACATGTTGATTGGATTGAACTTATTAATAATGATGACAATTACAAAAACATTTTGCAAGTTAAGATTCAAAAAGAATTCAAAACTACTCCACATTACATTGAAATTGCACATGATATTGAAACTGGTTATCATATGGGAGTTTATCTCTGTTTGGGCCAACAAATTTATGAAGTAAATCATGAAGACGCACTACCATATTCACAATTTGGTAATTTTCAAAAAATTCAAGATTATCTCAAAGATAATGAAAAAGTTTTTGTTTTTCTAGGGGAAGGCACACATAAAATTAAAAAGAAAGCCGAACAGTTTGCATGTAATGAAGCACTTGCGTGTTTTGGATAAAATAATAATATATTTTTATATATTATATGCAGAAAGCTGATTTATATGATTTATTAATGAACAAACCTATACCTTATAAAAAAAAGCAACACGATGTTAAAATTAATAAAATTGAGATTTTAGAAGCCGAAGACCCTGAAGACCAAAAACAAATTGTTAAGGCTGTTGTTATTGATAAAACTGATGAAAATCGTGTTGATAGAAATGATGCTCTTATGCGGATTCGAAGAGCCAAGAAAAAAGCTTTAGAGCCTAAGGCTGTTGTTGAATTAAGAAAATCTTCGGTTATTCCTACTAAATTAACTGACGCTGAAGCACAAGAAGAAGATGCTGACGATTTATTTAGAGATGATTTAAAAGACGACGAAGTCAAAGATGACGAGGCCAAAGAAGGCGAGCCAAAAGATGGCGAAGCTAAAGAGGATGAGGTCAAAGATGACGAGGCCAAAGACGACGAAGCTAAAGATGATGAGGCTCTTGAAAGTAAACAAGAATATTCTGTCCAAGATAAAAGTGAGAAACCAAAAATTATTATTGATAATGACGAGAAAGAAGATGATGAAGATGGAGATGTTGAAACTCTTGGAAAACCTGTTAAGGCAAAACCTAGCAAAAAAGAGCCGATGGTTTCTCTCTCAGATGACTATGTAATTCCAAAAGTTCCAGAAGATGTTATGACTAAACCTCCTATTCATATATTAAATTCGCGTGAAAACTTTATCAGAGAGATTAATAAATCACTCGCTAGTAAATTTAAACATTTAGAAGAGAATGAGAGTAGTGTTGTTTCATGCGACGTAAGAAGTGAATCTAAATTCGACCTACTTACTCACCAAAAAATTGTTAAATATTACCTTAATGTATTTTCGCCTTACAGAGGTCTTTTACTTTATCATGGTCTCGGTGCCGGTAAGACCTGCTCTTCTATCGCCATTGCAGAGGGAATGAAAAACTTTAAGCGTGTATTAATTATGACACCAGCATCTTTACGCATGAATTACATTGAAGAATTAAAAAAATGTGGCGATGATTTATACAAAAGAGGTCAATACTGGGAATTTATTAATACTGTTATTAAACCTGATATGATTCCAATTATTAAAAGAGACCTTGGTTTGAAAGATAAAATCATTAAAGCAAATAATGGTGCATGGTTTGCAAATAGCGAACGAGACTCTAATTATGATACACTTTCTCCTGAAGATAAACGCTCTCTTGACAAACAAATTAATGAAATGATTGCCGCTAAATATGAATTTATAAATTATAATGGTCTTCATAAAAAAAAATACCTTGAAATTACTGACAATAGAAAAGCAAATCCATTCTCAGGTAAAGTTATTATTATTGATGAAGCACATAATTTTATTAGTCGCATTGTCAATAAGATTAAACTGAATAAAGCAAAGCGCGAAGATTCCCTCGCTTATATGATGTATATTGACTTACTTAGTGCTGTTGATTGTAAGATTGTGCTTCTTTCTGGCACACCCATGATTAATTATCCCAATGAAATTGGAATACTTTTTAATATATTAAGGGGTTATATTCGAACATTAACTATTCCACTCAATGTAAAAAACGCATCGGGACCCATAAATGAAAATACTATCCGTGAAATATTAAAAGACGAAGCAACTATTGACTATATTGGCTACAACGATAATACTAAAATACTTGAAATTACTAGAAATCCTTTCGGTTTTGTAAATCAATATGAAGGTGAAAAATATGTTGGCGTTGTTAAACAACCCGGACTTGGTGAGATTGATGATAAAGAGTTTCTCAAGAATATTCGTGCAAAACTTAAACTAAAGAAAATTAGTTTTGATGGTCGTTCCATTAAATCAATTAATTATACTGCATTACCTGACAATAATGATGAATTTAAAAGCAAATTTGTAGATTATGAAAAAAATACTTCTAAAAATACCGACGTCTTAATTCGTCGTATTGTTGGACTGACATCCTACTATAGAAGTGCACAGGAAGGTCTCATGCCGTCTTATAATCCTGAAACTGACCTCATCATCGAAGAGCTTGATATGAGCGATCACCAATTCAAAGCATACAGTGAAATACGTGCTGTTGAAAGAAAAAGAGAGAAAGAGACTGCAAAACGCCGTAAGAAAGGTGCCGATGATGATGAGTTATCTTCTACCTACAGAATCTTTTCACGTCTATTCTGCAATTTTGTTTTTCCCGATGAGATAGAGAGACCACTGCCTAATGAAAAAAAGGACATTGCTGGAAATGTTGCGTCTGGCATTACTGAATCTGCAGTTGATAATGTTGCAGCAATCGAACTTATTGATACTGATTCTGGTGTAATGCCAGATGATGTTAAACAAATTGAAGATGAGACTAATATTGTTGTTGATGTTTCTTATGAAAGAAGATTGAAAGCTTCTCTCTCAGAATTAGAAAAAGCAGGTGATGTAGTGTTTAGCAATGAGAATCTAGAGAGATATAGCCCCAAATTTTTAAAATTACTGAAAAATATTACTGAAACTGAAAATGAAGGCAAACATATGATTTATACTCAGTTTAGAACACTTGAAGGAATTGCCATTATTAAATTAGTATTAGAATATAACGGATTTGTTCAATTCAAAATCAAACGAGACAGCACAAATGATTGGGTATTAGACGTTCCTGAAAGCTTACAAGGAAAACCCATGTTTGCATTATATACAGGAACCGAGACTGCCGAAGAAAAAGAGATTACTCGTAATGTTTTTAATGATGACTGGAATGTTGTGCCGGAGAAATTGAAGCAGCAACTATTTAAAATTCATGACACCAATATTTTCGGTCAACTTATTAAAGTTTTTATGATTACTGCTTCAGGCGCAGAAGGTATATCTTTGCGTAATGTTCGTTTTGTTCATTTAGTTGACCCATATTGGCATCCTGTTCGTAGAGAACAGGTTATTGGTCGCGCTAGACGTATTTGCAGTCATAATACATTACCACCCGAATTGCAAACCGTTCGTGTTTACCTTTATCTTATGAAATTTAGTGAGAAACAATTAACTAGTAGCGAACAAGAATCTATTGACCTTAAACGAAATGATAGAAGTTTCGATGGAACCAAAGTTTTCACAACAGACCAAACATTGCATGAAATATCCGACATGAAACAGAAAATTTCGAATCAATTACTTTCGGCTATTAAACAGTCTGCTATTGATTGTAAATTTCACAAAAATAAGGGTCTTGTATGCTATACTTTTGCAAATCCTGAAGCTGAAAAGGAGTCGTTCTTACCAGATTATAATAAAGAACAGAGCGATAAAATGCGGGAAGTTAATCAAAAGGTTGTTAAATTTGTAGCACAATCTTTCACTATGCCCGGGACAAAGGATAAATACGTATTGAATAAAGAAACGAATGATTATTTTGACCTTGCTGAGTATAAAGAATGGAACGCGGCAAAAGGTAAATTACCATTACCAGAACCTATTGGCAACATGACTATGGTTACTGATGAAAGCACCGGTAAAAAGAAGATGAAAATTAAAAAATATTAATTAAAACTAGCAAAAGTATTTAAACAATAACTATTTAAATTTATATTTATTGTTTATCTATATGAACGAATTTAACACAAATAAAAATAAAGAAATGTTGTGGAATTTACTTCTTAAACAGGGTAAATTTAACAATTTACCTGCAGATTATAACCCACAACAACTATTTGAAAAACATATTTCGCAAGTTGAAATTAAAAGTGGTATGAATACACCTCTTGTTAATCTTAACAAATCCTTTCTCTCTTCTTTTCTTGGTGAAATTAACATGTATACAACAAATCCACAAGATATTAAAAAACAACAGGCTGATAGATTTAATTCTATTCTAAAAGAAAAACAAGATAGTTTTGATGATGCTATGAAATTAAAAACACCTGAAGCGATTGATTTCTCTGATAAAAATGAAGATACTCCTATTGGCGATATTGAACGACTTATTGAAGAGCAACGCGCAAAACGCAATCTGGAAATTCCTAAAGCACCACAAACCGACGAACGAAGTGTTCAAGATTGGTTAAGTGGTAATAGTAGCACCGCTCCAATTCCTATAGGTGATATGAATAATGGTGGCGAATTAAATGCCGGTGGCGATACTAAAAGTAAAAATATAACTATCGGTGATACTGTTTCTAATCCACAGAATACAATTATTCATTTACAACCTCCTGTGAAAGAAGTTAAAAAAAGTGTAAAGTGGGAAGATAGTGTTGCAAAGGCTGCGCCTCCTTTGCCGAGTGTTAATGACATGTTGTCAAACGTCCAAGAAACCAAACCTATTAATACTAAAAGTATTGAAGCGGCACTTATTAAAATTCTTAAAAATCAAGAATATATGATAAATGCTATCCATGATTTACAGGATAGAATTTAACTAGTCGTAATCATCCTTCACTGGGCCAGCTCATCCAATCACATATAGTCTACCACTTAATATGTAAATCTTCTATCAAATTCATTGGGTTTCGGGCAACTTCATTTTTTTTTCTTTCCACCCTTCCATGTCCGGCCGCTCACTGTCGTCGAAACAGGGGCATCGTGCTTATATGATCCAATCTTGACGTATCGGTTGGAGTTTCTTTCATTGATTTCAATCTGTTTTCAAATTGTTGTTTGTTCCATTTGTCGTCCGCTTCTTTATCCGCTTTTTCTCGGCCTGCTTTCCACTCTTCGTCTAGTTTTTTGTGTCTTTTCGCTCTCTCCTCGGCCCTCTTTTTTATCTCTTCAATTTTCTCTTTAATTAATTCTCTCTCATAGCTATACAGTTCTGTTTCTTTATTAGTAGCATTGTCATACCTTTGTTCCATGATGTCTACTGCGCCTTCCCTGTCTTGCAATGTCAGCCCATATCGGTGCAATAATACAGCACATTCACCCTTTTCATCATGTTCGATTGGAATTTTTGGGTCGTTTAAAACTTCTCTACAGTATCTTACAGATCTACCCCCACTGTCTATTGGAATTGTTTCTTCAGGGACAATTCTTTCAACTTCTTCTCTCTCATAGCTATACAGTTCTTTTTCTTTATCTTTAGCTTTGTCATACCTTTGTTTCATGATGGTTTCTGCTTTAATCTTATATTTAATGTCTTCAATGTCTTCTATATTTTTGTGCAAAAATATAGCACATTGAGCCTTCTCATCATCATTCACTGACTTTGTTTCGTCGTCTAAAACATCTTTACAACTATCTATGGTTCTCCCGCCACCCCCCCTTCCGCGATAATTTTTTTTCTTTGAAGTCTTTCTTTTTCGCTTTTTCTTAAAGCTTCTACCTTTTCGCTGCTTGGTTCGCTTTTTCTTCAAGCTTCTACTTTTTCGCTGTTTCGTTCGCTTTTTCGTTCTACTTTTTTGTTGCTTGGTTCTTGTTTTTAAATAACGCACCATTATATATATAATATAAATATATAATATAAATATTTTTTCTAAATATCATGCGTTGAAGAAATATTTATAAACATTATCCAGAATTTAATTATCGTCTTTTAGTCTTGCGTGATTTCTTGCTTCGTTTGCTTTTCTTGCCTCGTTTGCTCTTCTTGCCTCGTTTGCTTTTCTTGCCTCGTTTGCTTTTCTTGCCTCGTTTTGCTCTGCGACCTCCACCGACTGGCTCTTCGTCTTGCTGGTTGCCTTGCTGGTTGGCTGACGATTCGCCTGGCTGTACGTCTGACGATTCGTCTTGCTGGTTGACTGGCTGTTCGACAGCCTTCGAGTTGAGCGGTTCCCACAAGTCTACAGCTTGGGGGGGAGGCGTTGGTGCGTCTTTTCTGATAAATTCTATGCTAACATTCCCAATCAATTTCCCTTTTAAATCATTTATTTTAAATGTTTCTTTTTTCGACTTTCTGGGTCCATCATAAATCCAATAATTAGCTTTTAAATCATTTATTCTAA